TTTTGCTAATGTAAATTTTACTATCGTGAATATTAACTAAGTAGTTACTACCTAAAGATAGCTGATTTTTAACCGCTGTTAATAACTCATCATCACTACTATCTAGATCTATAGTAACGCCTGTAGTAGTAACCCCATCCACCGTAACTCGTAAAGTTCGTGCAGCACCCCAACTATACGTAGTAGTAATAGGCGCAACTGTAGTAGTTGTAGCTGTAATGTCGTATACGATACCATCTAGCTTAACCCCATAACTACTAGCACCTGCGGTATCATTCCTAACTACTCCTCTATAGGTATTTAAATTTAAATCAATAGTAATAGTTGAAGAATATTCCGTATCTAACGGTAATACTGTAGCACCAAAATAGGCAGGTTTATTATAAAGACTAGTTACATCTGTATAGACCCTAGTTTTCCATAACTGAGCATCTGTACCTGTAACTGGGGGAATGTAATCTGCCGCTGGATACTCTGTAATAGTAGTAGCTACTACTGTATTAGTACCTGTAGCAATAGGCATAGGTAATAAACTATTATTAGCTTTTACTGTAAAAGTGTACTCATTATCTACACCTTTAATAATTGTGAACTTATCTGTTGCCATATGTACCTCTAATAGTTATAAGCGAGTACCCCTTCCGAGGCACTCTATATAACTACTTAAACATCTTCATAAGAAATCGTATAACGATGTCGCATTGTAGTCTTAGTCATACCACCAGCACCCTGAGAATGATGAGGAATCATCACTTCCTTGAGCGTATTAATATGACCTACCATTACTTCTACCGCTTCATTCAAAGGAATATAAACAGTACCTAGATCAAAATACTGATTAGTACAATTAGCTACTGCAACCGTAGTTACATTATTAACCCTACTATCATTATCAAACACCTTAACGATTCGTGTCTTGCGAGCTTCTTCTTCTGCTTTTTTAGCAAGAGCACCAATACCCTTCATCTTAACTTCTGGAGTTTCCGCCTTAGTAGCTTCTACTTTAGCAACTGTCTCCATTAATTCTGCACCTGATGTTTCCTGACTTGCGTAGTACGCATCAATCTGCTTTTCTAATTCTGCAGCCTTAACATCATCTTCAAATGTTAGACCTAATTCTGTAGCTTCTTTCTTTAAGCTTACTAATGATTTTGCCATCTTACTAATTCCTTTTCGGTTCTTTAGTTATAAAAAATTTATTACTTGTTCATTATACATAAAATATAGGGCCTCTGCAATAGAGACCCCACATCTTTTACCTACCTAAAGATTACTTGCCAGCAGCAACTAAAACTTTAAGTAATTTTTCTTCTTCAAGAATCAAACCCGCATAATGGAAGTTATACGAGAAGAAACCTTTAGTACCGTATGGGTTAACAATAGATACATCTGAAGGAGCCTTAGAGTTGAACGTAATTTTACCAACACCTTTCAAACCAACAGTAGCGAATGAACCTTCAGTCGGGAAAAGGATTGGGAACACGTCAAACTTAGCACCTGAACCGATAGTACCAGTGTACTGTAGATTACCTACGTAACCAGCTGGAACATCTGCACCTGCTTGACGGTAAACTACTGCTGACTCCGCTTCAATGAAACGAGTCTCGTGCATAGCACCGATCTCACCTTCTGCAATAGAACCTGCATCGGCATACTTGTGAACTGGAACGAACACAAACTCTTTCTCATAGTTAGAACCACGAGTCAACATTTCCAAATCCGCTTTTACATCTGCACCGATAATAGCGTAGTATGCTTTAGCAACTGGAGTAGTCTCGATCTTAGTAGAACCAGAGATCATAGTAGTGTTTTTCTTAGCACGGTTACGTACCAATTTACGACCAGCAGCACGAATTAAATCATAACTAATAGTAGATAAACCATCGGTAGAACCATCAGCAACTGCAGTACCACCTACTGTAGCCATAGAAGTAGCAACACCTGAATACATTACTGTACCAGTAGCTAACATATCACGTTGAATCAAATCTTCGAAACGTTGGTTAGCTAGATCACCTAACTCTTCGCGGTAACGAGTCTGAATAATATCTTCTGAGAACAAATCTACTTCGTCAGTATATTCGATCATCTCACCGTAACGAGCGAATGAAGTCTCAACAGTAATCTTTTTCAAGAAACGTTGGTTATCTGCACCTGAACCTTCTGCCAAAGCAGCATCATTCAAAGCACTATTAACAGCATCAAAGCTACGTGAAGTCAAATAACCATACTTAGCGAAGTCTGCAGTAATAGCACCGTTAGTATCGAACTGTTCACGATCGTACATCTTCAAGAACTTAGAGATCTTGAAAGTCTTACCCATGTTCTTCGGCATATCTTTACGAGAAGCCAATTGTTGATAAATATTAACCGCATTAGCTGCTTTAATACCAGCACGGTCGTAAAAATGAGTAACTGTATTAGCACCGCTAGTCGCAGTGGTAGTACCATTACCGTATACATGCATAGTCATATTTTAATTTCCTCTTAATAACTACTTCTAAAATTACGCATTATCATTAAGCTTCTTGTACCATTCTTCGAATGCTTCATCAGAATCATCTAGATAATCCGTTACACCTTGTGGCTTACCCGAACTAGGTTTAGTCGGTGCTGCCGCTTTTCGCTTAGCCGAAGCTTGCTCTGTCACTTTGCGTTTTTCTTCACTCTGTTTAACTTGAGCAACTTTCTGAGCCTTCTGCTCTACTACCTTACTCTCCTGAGCTGGTAACCTAGTAGCAGTTGCTTCTTGCATAGCTAACTCTCTATAGTACTCTTTTCCTGCTTCCAAATAATACTCTAAGTCTGACTTTCTTCCACCATCAAAAACTTTCATCTTCGCTGCAATCGGAGCTACACTATTATAAACTCCATTCTTAACATCTAAATGTAAAGCCTTAATCATGTCTGGTTTGCTGCTCATCTCTTTCCATGAAGCATCATCCCACTGCTTACTTAAAATAGTACTAGTTGTAGCATATTCTTGGTCTTGGCTAATCTCATCAACTACGTCTTTGAGATTCAAAGTACTTTCGTCTCGACCATAACTTTTAGGTACATACTTACTACCATCAACATCTAAATCGAGGGTGTCTACACCTGTTCTCTTTAGTACTGCCGCAATAGCATCTTTGTCCCCCTTCAGTACATCAATCGCAAGGCTAAGGTCTTCGTGACTAATCTGTGCCTGCTCGATAGCATCAATAGTTTTACGCCAAGGCTTAATTTGTTGCATCTTCTTCGTATAATCCATGGCTTGACCAAAGATCTTCGGAAACTGATTCATAATCTCTTCTTGCGTAAACTTATACTCGACACCATTGGCCTTGTACGAGTGTACTGGTTGTGGTTTAACTTCCTCAGCCTTTATTTCTTCTGTAGGTTGTTCTTCCTCTTCTACTACCTCCTCGTCAGGAGTACTAGCTTCCGTCTCTGAATCTACTTCGTCAGTACTAACTAACTCTGTCTCTCCACTAGTCTGATCGGATTCTGAAGAGTCGTTCAGGTTATCCGGATCATCAAAACTTTCGGTAGATACTTCTTCAGTATCTACTCCCACTTCTTCTGTACTGATCTCATCACCAGCACTAAAATTCGCTTTTGCATCCCGGAAAGCAGCTTCTAACTGCTCATCCGACATGTTATATAAATCATCATCTGAATAGTTACTCATACTAACTCCTCTTATTCTTCATCTTCGTCTTGAGGAATTGTACCTAACTGTTCAATAGTAATAAACCAATCTTGTAAATTACTAATAGCAACCAATCGTTCCATTACTTCTGGTCTAGTACCAGTCTTACGCACATAATCAGTAGCTAACATACTAGTCTGATTTACTGCAAAATCTTTAAAATAACCTTCTAGAATTAATCTTTTAAAATCCTGATTATCTTTTAAACGAGTCAAACTATTATTTAACTCTACCATATATTGAATTTCTACTTCCATCGCTGCATCAGTCGTCAAGCTCATTATGAGTTCCTTTCCGTTATTGATCTATCTTAATCAAATTGTTAATAATAATTACGTATATACGTAACACCTGCATTATACTACTATTAGTATCTATGTCAAGTCCTATTTACTACTTTTCTTCTTTTTCTTTACTTCTTTCTTCTTCGGCTTATCTACCGTCCCAGCATAATAACTACTCGTAGTATTATTCTGAGGCACGTAAGTCATAGCTAGACCTTGTTCCATCTATTTACCTTCTTGGTATGCTTTAGGTTTAATCTTACTAGGTAGCTTATTCCCCATCGCTGAAGAACCTAAATTACCTAATTGTTCTGACCCCATAGATCCATTATTAGTAGAAGACATAGCTCCTAGAGTTCCGTAGTTCTCTATAAACTTAGATAAATCTATAGTAGTATCACTATTAACTCTAGTAGCTGCTAAACCTCCCATCTATTACATCATCCCTTGAGCTGCTAAACCTTCTGCCTGAGCTTGGGTAGGTCCTTGCTGTGCTGCCATTTGCTGTGCCATAGCCATTGCCTGTTCTACCAACTGTTGTGGTACACCTGCATTAACTAGCTCTTCTGGAGTAATCCCCTGAAGTAGTAATTCTACTAACTCTTCTACTGTAACTGGTTGTTGACCCATACCACCTGCACCTTGAGCCGCTGCTTGTTGTGCTAAACCTTGTTCTTCCATCTTATACTCCTACCTTCATTTTTGATTCTCTATCTTTGTCTGCTTTCATCATATCTAACGTCTTCTGATCCATCTTAGATCTATGACGTAACTCTTCCAACGATAACTTCTCGTCCTTCCTAGCTTGAGCTCTTAGTTCTTCTAACGTCATCTCTCGATCTAGATCAGCACCACTCTCTTTAGCTAACCAATCCAAATCTAGTTTATCCGCTTGACTACCTAGTAACCTAGCCTTATTCGCTTCTACTTGAACTTTCTGCTCTTTCAATTTAGCATCAATTTCATTCTCTCTAGATCTTGCATACTTATCTGCAATATCCGCTTTCATCTTCTCGATTTCCATCTGAAGTCTCATCAACTCTAGCTCTTTGGCTTTCTCTGCCATCGGATCCTGAGGCTGTTCAAACGTACGTAATCTCTCCGCTTTATCCGGCATCCGCATCAATTCCATGATATCTGCCATAATATGCTTAGTTACATCGAACGGTAAACTCTGACCCATTGTCTGCAGTAAAAAACTCAACTCTTGACTCTTCGCTGCATTATCTTCTGCTGTAGCGATACTAAGATCTATATCTATAGCACCATTCAAATCATCCCTTCTAACCGGAACAAATTCACTATTAGTAACCCTAATAACTTCTTCTTCCTCTAGAAACTCCGAATTATATGCCATCCACTTCCTAAGTAACGGCTTAACTAGATTCTCTGCAATATTCCTAACTATGTTCATCCGTCTAACTGAAGTAGCATCCATAGCACCTCTAGCTCCTGTGGCAGTGGCGCCAAGGCTAGCGCTATTAATACCACCACTAAAACTCTTAACCCCAGTCAACGATTCAATCTCATTGTTCATTAACCCGATCATATCGAAAGCACTACTAGGAATCGGATTGTAACCACCCTGCCAGAAATCATCCCTAGTACCGTTAAACTCGAAGTTCTTACCTTGCATCCATTTCTTTCTATTAACTAGATCTAGGGCACCCTTCCTAATACCAATCTGACCATTATTACTCTGGGCCATATTATCAATAATACCCCTAATAACTGCTGTCTTGACTTTCTGGTTATCACCAATCAACTCTGCATTAGCTTCACCATGCATCTGAAATGGAACCGCATTAAACGGTACTACAATAAACGGAGGCTTACCATCCGGATATGGATTATCCTGTAACCTAATAATAACGTCATTAACCCAAGCACAAACTATCGGCTCTGCAATACCATCATCATTAACGTCAAAATTGCCCCAATATTCATGTACAATAATCTTCTTCCTAGCCTCATCCCCGAACTGAAACCTAGTTGGATCCTGTGGCCTATAATCATAATCATACGCAGTAGCACCTAACGACTGAGCTACCTTCTCTAAATTCTTATACCTACCGTCTTTCTTTAACGTACTAATATCTGTCTCGTACCTATAGATAACGAACTGACACTTGTCCATATCATCCTCACAAGTAGGATCAATATAAATGTCTTCATTCCTACAAACCCTAGCCGTAGGTTGATTCTTCTTAACTACTGTCTGCTCTACCTCTCGTACCGTAACATACTCATTACCATACTCATCTACTGCTACGGTCTCCGCCTCTACTATAACCTTCTCGTCCTGATAATCCCAACCAGTCTGAACTACTAAAGTACCTTCCCTATCCAGCACTTTAATAGCCTTACTCATAAAATTAAATCTATCAAACTTCCTACAAAACTGAGTATTCAACAATAGCTCATTCTGTCTAGCAGCTTCTGCATCTTCCGCAGTAATCGGTAAAGCCTTAACTATATTACTAGTACTAACAAAAGGATCTATAATACTAGCATGTTGCCATTCACTCTGCTTCTTAATATCCTTAGATACAATAGCAGATTTACCTTCGGACTCGTTCCCGTAAGGACGACCCTCGTAAGCATTACGCCATTCTATAATCCTAGTATCCCACTGCTTCTTGAAGTGCTCACTAGATTTTAAATCCGCTTTTAAACTTTTAAGTAGTTTAGCTTTATCTATTGCCATTACTTATTAATCCTCTAGACTTTCTGCTGTACGTTTCTCTAACTCGTTACGTAAGCTACCTTTCAACCACTCTGGAGTATTCTTATCCAATAACCCAATATTAGTACAAAAATCCATCATATCAATAAACATATCTTCTTCTTCTCTCTGTTCATTAATAAACCACTGAATAGCTTGATAAACGTTATGATCTTTCTTACCTTCTTCCGCAGCATCACTAATAGCGCAAATCTCCATACTAGTTTTCTGCTCTAGCTTAAGTGCATTTCTAACGCAATCCTCTAAAACCCCAATACTAACTTTCGGAGCCTCAATAGCCATAATCTCTGGCATATAACCCGACTCCAGCAATAAACTAATGAACCTATCCTTATGATCTAGTTCACCCTCATACTGCTTACGGAACATCTTCTCCATAACCTTATAACCATTATACCCACACCAATTCGCCATATGCAAATAAGTATTAGCATTAAACATTTCATTCATAATCTGCTTCTGAACTAAAGCTAAAGTCTTGTCATTAATTTTCATGTGAGTGTTCCTTTGTTTGTGTATACCTATTATAACCAATACCTAACCTACTAGCAACTAGTTCTATTTACTAGTCAACCTATTAATAGACTCATCTTTAATCCTACTACTGAAACTAGTTCCCATGAAAAAGTTAATAATAGTGGCAATAACCGTCCCTAATAAAAACCCTAAAATAGTATCTGCAAACCTAACATTCGCCTCTGGAATACTACCAAAAGTAATAAACCCAATATAAATAATAGTAGCTACTGTCCAGAAACTAGCTAACAAATAAACGAAATTCTTTGCTAACCAACCATCCTGCTTTAACGCCTCTACCTGCATCCCTCTAGCACTAGCCTTATCTGCTGCTTCTGCTTTAACCAAACTATCTAAAGTATTAAACCCTAGTTCTTGCATCTTAACCTGAAACTCTAAATCTAGTTCCTTAATCCTAATCAACTGCTCTTGAGACGCACTAGAAACCGCTTGGTTAATACTTTCTTTATCTGCTGGTACATCATAACCTAAAGCTCCTGAAAGCTCTTTAGCAGCCATTGCAATGAGTGCTGGAGGACCACCTGCCGCAGCACCAATCCAAGGAGCTAACTTACTTAAAAATTCCATTTAACTACTCCTTGATTAACCACTTCATCTAATCCTGTAACACCAAACTTATTAACATACCTTTGCTGCTCGAACCCAACTCTAAACTCTCTTACCTTATACAATAACCCAACCTGAGCTAAAGTAACGTCCGCTACTCCTGCTTTTGTCGGTGCAACGTACTCAACGAATCCACTAACTTGCCAATCCGCATAGTCTCTAGATCCGTATATAAAGGTGTGAGTACTGTCTCCGTAATAGTTGCTTGACATTTTATACACGTCTGCGAACCAACTAACTTCTTTTCCGAAGCTGCTATATCCGATACCGATGGAGTTTTGACTAATTCCTCGTTGGTTCTGTAACTGTCCCGCAAGGTGCAAGCCCCTACCATAATGAGCGATCCCACGAGTGAAAACACTACTATCCCCATCATCAAAATCAGACACGTCAACACGTCCATAAACCATTCCCCATTCCTTCACCGCCATAGTATCCAACCTAACGGTATGTCTACTTGAGTCTGCTCCTACATACCCATCACCATATAAAACACTAACACTTGATTGAGCTGCCTCTGCTGGCTTCTCGTAACTAAAAGCAAAAATTAACGCTGCTACTGCTACCCAATGAATCATTTCCTAACCCTCGATGTATCGCACGACTTGTGCTTGCTTAAATCTAAGTCACATACCACTTCGACTTTCTGAACCGGTAGCAACCTATGAATTGTCTTAATCGGATTAACTTCGTATGTCGCCCAAGGTCTATACTCGTAGACACCCTTACCTATCTTGTCCGGAACACACTTATTAAATTCCATTACCTTCTCGAAATCCTTACCTAACGGATAGTAATCTGGTTGAACTATAACCGTCTCTTTTTCTATCTTACCAAAATTACCTCTACCATCTAGATTATACCACCTTTGTTGTACGTAAATATCTAATGGTTTACTAGAATGAACGTACCTCTCGAACATGAACTCTCTTTCTGAACATACTGAAACATGACTACCATGAGGATTAACCGTCAAAGGATCTGGCTCTAACGCCCAATAAACTAACACCCCTACTGCAACTAATATAACTGAAGTAACTACTATAGCTATCCAATGCAACCAGAAAGTAACCCTTTCCTGCAGCTCTTCTAACTTGCTAGTCATTTCCCTGCTCCAGCACCGAAGTGTAATAACCCTGAACTAATTAACGTCCATAGTATAGCAATAACTGCTGTACCACCACCTAACCATGCAACACCTGTAAAAAACTTTAACGATAACGCAGCTACCTGATCTCCTAACTGCTTCGTAACATTTGACATAGTAGTAGTTAACTCATTAATAGACTTGGTTAACCCTTCTAAACTTTTCTGCTGAGAACTAAACTGGTACTGCAAATCTAGGATCTCCCTATCATGCTTCTCTACTTTCTTAATATCCTCTTTGATCTCTGCCAAAGTAGTATTAATCCCCTTCAACTCCACTGCTGTAGTAAAGTCTGACATTCTTCTACCTTGCATTGCTTCCGTAGGTTGAGCTACATTCCAATTATCCGCCATCTGTTACTCCTTAACCAAAATCGCTATATGGCCTATACCCAACCATCTCAAACGTCCTAGCATCATGAGTAGATAAAAACTCACATGCCACTAATCTCTTATTATGCTTAGCTCTAACCATTTCACTGATCTTACCTAGCATCATCTCTTTATTATAATCAATCCATCTATCTGTCTTAATAGCTATGTGAATCCAATGTCTACCAAACTGATTTGTCTCTACGATAACCTGACTACATGGATGAGGTAACTTTAACCTACCTTCCATAATATCCCTAGCCACATCGTCCAATAGTACTCTAGTTTGACCACTAATAACTATATCCCATGCCTCTCCATGAACGTGTTGACTAGTCTTACTACCACCAACTCTAACATTCTGATCCGCTGGCCTATAACCACTAGTTACACTAATAGCCAACCCTAACCTATTCCTAATAGCTTGTACATTCTCCGCCAATTTCCTAGCATTCTCCTGTACCTGACTAGATAACTTATCCCAATCTAATCCACCAGTAATCTTTCTATCTATCTCAGTATCAAAGTTATCAGTCAATTTCATAATTCACCTACGTAGTTTTTTGCCTCATTATACCAGCAACTGGATCAAACTCCAATACTTTTTTGACAATGATCTGGATCTACCTTATCTAACAATTTACATAACCAACAAGCCCAAGCCTCTCTATCTTCCGGATGCGAATCCCTACAATGTCTACCCGCCCTAGAACTAATGGTCTCATCCATCTGACCATTAAAAGCTGCATTAGCTGTCTGATCTACACTAACCGCTAACTGCCAAGCATGATCCGGAGCAAAAATAATAGCCCATAAATACTTAACTAACCACCAACCTAGAGCTGCTAGTAGTAGTGGTAGTAGTAATACTAACCATAACCGCTTCATAGTTGGCTAGCCTCTAAGAACATCTGATCTATCTGCTCATTAGTCAACCCTGCCTGAGTAGCTACTGCATCAATTAAAGGACTGTTCCTCTTAACTTCTGTAGCATATTCCCACTCAATCTGCCACGCCCTATTAGTAGCGATGATAGCTTCTAGATTATCTAATAACCCTAGATCTAATAACTTTAACCTAGCTTGACGTGGAGTAATCGAGTCTGTTTTATTAACCAATCTACTCATCGCTTCATCTAACGTGTCAAACCAATACCACCCATCTTGAGGATAGCTATATTCGGCTTTCGTATCTACTGTTAACGTAACATTTGGTGTTGTAACCATAGTTCCACCAACTAGCAACTGTTCATCTTCTCTTTTGTAAAATGGCATATAACCTCCTATGGCTAAATAACTACCGTCCACCCTTTTGCAGTGGCTATACTTGTGTTGCACGTAGCAGTTCCAGGATTCCCTGTAATAGTAAGCGTCTGCCCTGTCACTGTTGGTAGAATTGTGAATAACTCGTTAAGTGCATCTGCTGATAGTTTCAAGTTAGCAATGCTGTTAGTGAACTTGATTGGTGTTAAGATTCGAGTCACTGAGTATGCTGTGTTGCAGAATGTACTCATGGCTGTGCATGATGCTGTGCTGTAAGCAGGGATGGTTTTTAGGCTAGTACAACCGCTAAACATACTACTCATGTTATTTGTCACGCTTGATGTGTTGAATAATGGTGCGACTTCTAATGAATAGCAATTAAAAAACATTGTCATGGTAGTTGTGACTGTTTTAGTGTTATTAGTTAAGCCAGTGATATCTTTTAACGCTACGCATGATTGAAATGTTTGATTATGACTTGTAGTATCAAAAGCGATAATGTAAACAGATTCCAATGCAACACAGTTGGTGAACAATCCTACGTTTGCATAGTTATTAACGCTTGTAATATCAACCGTCAATTTTTGCAAACTTGAACAGTTGAGAAAAGTATTGGTACTAACCTCCGTCAACCTACCAACAATCGTGGGCACATACTCCAACGACCTACACGTATTAAACGTACTATTCAAACTACTAGCCGAATGAAACGCTGGAATAGTAATCAAACTATAACAGGTTTGAAACGCACTATTATAACTAGCCAACCCTGTATTGTTAAGCTGTGGCACTGTTTTAAGTGAGTAGCAGTTTGTGAAGCAACTGCTGTAATCCGTCATAGCTGACAAATTCATGTCAATGATTTGCAGCATTGGCATATTGTTGAACATACTGTTAGCGGAGGTGCCGCCGTAAGCTAAAC